CTAGTCACTGTGGCAGGATCTGCGGTAGTGTAACCATATTTGTGCATGTTGCGGCTCATGTCATTCTCTCTTGTAATACCACCAGCCTTAATGATATTTAATTGAAACAGGGAGACTGCTTCACCTACCCAATTTTCATCTAGCCAATCAAGCGTCTTTTGCATAGTCTCTGGCGTTTCGTATGGCAGACCCCAAATAAAACTCATCTCTCCTCGGTAGAAACCAGTTTCTTTTAAAAATCTTTGTTTTGCTTCTAGTATTCTAGGTAATATAATTTCTGGCTTACCGCCTTTACCTATCGATTTCGCTGATGCATGATTGGTACTTTCTATACCATACATATGACTATTGAACCGCATTCTTATTAATTCATCAACATCATGTTTTCTCAGGGTCATCAGATCAGCACGAATGTATCCCATAAAATTTGGGCTAAAATCTAATGATTGGACAACATCAGCATATTTTCTAATTTTCTCTATGTAGTCATAGAAAGTATCATCAGTTATAATGTAGTCTGTGGTTCCCCACTTATCAAAGTTTCTTTTAACATCAAGTTCAAAGTCTTCAGCACTTCTGGTATAATCTCCTTTAACACCAAGAATAGGAAAGTTACAATACGAACATGCAAACTTACATCCTCTTGAAGTTTCCATAGACAGCGTTTCATGAGGAAGAATGTAATCTCTATCTTGATAGTTAATTGACAATTTAGTCCAAGGAAATGCATTATATTCTTTTGTGTTTAAGCAATCGATGTGTTTGAACTTAGGTGCACCTGGCATTATCTGATCTTCTTTGAAAATAGGATTACCCTTAATTATTGCCTCTACGCCTAACTCTCCATAACCAGAGACATAGTAATCTATATTTTGGACTTGTGCTATTGACCAAATATCTTGACTGCCAGCACATGTTGTCACATGCGGATAATTTTCTTTAATGTATGCAAATGCGTGTTGGATAACTGGTGCGTGTATCATGAATAGACCACCTACACCACAGAGTTTAGTGTTAGCACCAACTCTAGATTTTATAATTTCTTCTAGTTCCTCTTTTCTCCAAGAAAACATGAAGTCGATTACCTCGACATCTAATTCACATTCTTCTCTTAGATAAGTGGCTAGGCGGTAACTTCCAGAAGTTCTACCCCTAGTTTCGTATATGGGTTCACCCGTTAAAAAATCGGTATCGTGTGAATACCCAGCAAGCCCTGTAAAAAGCAAAACATCAACTGCCATCTTTCTTCCATATTAATAAATTTTCTTCAAATCGTACCCGACGGGTTGCGTGACCTTTACTTCGTGTCGTATATCATCTGTGTCTATAAACACTATATTTTTATCAGATAGTTTTTTTATCGCTTTACAATTAAAAGTCTTTGGCGCAAATCCTTGAATAGTAGAACCATCTGGGTTCTTCTGTATTTTATCTGGAAAATATATTGTTAAAACATATTCTTCTAGAAACAATGTCTTTATATATCTTACAATGCGATCCCACATGATTTAACTCTTCTCTTTATATGTATCCTGTGATCCAACTTTTGTCTGTCCAGCACCCCACAGTCTTTTCATTGCGTCAGACTTTTTTACCGTTTTCAATTTGGGCTTCTTAACATACTTACCTGGCGGTATTGCTCTACCCATTTAGCACCCGCAATCTCTACCTGTACATTTGCAAGGGTTGCAAGTGCAGTTTTCACATTTACAATTTGGATTCTCACACATATCCTTCTCCTTATTAACAGTTCCAGCGGCGTCTGGCCGCTTTACCTCTTTCTCCCGTCCATCCACGAGAACGGGCACAAAATGATTTTCGTCTACCAGCAGCCTTACTTCCTTTTTTCAACTTAGAAGGAGGAGTAGTAACTGCGGTTTGTAATTTAGAACCTGGGTTTTGTCTACGATACTTCTCGACACCTTTCTTTGTGAGTCCTGCACCTTGTTTGACAGATCGCTTATGTCCACCACCGACAGACAAGCCTTCCGCATTATCTTCTGTGATCCAGCCAAAATCATAAAACTCAAAAAATGTCTTCATTTCTTTTTCGCTACCTTGAATTTTTTAGCGGCATATTTACTAGCACTACCGCCCTTACTTACTTTAAATTTCTTCGCTTTCTGTGGTTTTCCTGCACTACCTTTTTTAATTCTTGCTAACTCATTCTTTCTTACTTGAGGAACCATTCTCACGGCTAATCTTTGTACTAGAGGAGCAAATCGTTTTGCCATTGCTTCAATTCTGGCTTTCTCTTGAGGCGGCATTGCAGACATATCACGACCTCTAGCGAATCTTGCCTTGATTATGTTTCTAGCACCTCTAGTTGCTCTTTTCTTAATTCTAGCAGGATCTGCCGCTCGTCTTGATGCTCTCATTCTAGCAACTTTCAACTTTTGACGATTCCTTCTAGCGGCGAATCTACGCTTCATTCTACCTTGAATTGACAGAACTTCAATGATCTGGACCTCTTCATCACTACTACTTATATCATTTGGAGGAAGTGATTCGAAGGCCGCAGAATCTTCTATGTCTTGCAGTTCTTCTGGATCATACATATCTAACTTAATCATATCATCAAATGTTAAGTTATCGATGTCAGTTTCCATCTGAGCGATCTCTACCTCACTAAACTCAAAGTCTTTAGGTATTTCTAAAAACTCTTTGCTATTAGTCTCTTTATAGTCATCTTGTGTAGATTGACCCGGAGTTAATTTCTTAAAGTATTCTGTGCCTTGCGGAGTTCCCCATTCGTGACTACCTGGTCCCATTGCCGCTTTATATTCGGCAGTTTCTCCAAGCATGCCAACGAGTACTTTACTATCTAAGTACTTAGGAAATGTAGACCTAATAATTTGAGCGGCATAATAGTTGTCAGCATGTCGCATATGTCCACCAGATTCTCTTCTCTTTCTGGCTAACAAATCTTTTAAGAGTTTTAATGCGTACTCATACTTCTTCTTATGTACTATTTTGCCGATAGGTCTCTTCATATATCGAGGTACTATCTCTTCTTTCTTGACCTCTGCATCTTTTATTTTCTGTCTATATTTGTCTGCTACGCTCTTATAGTACTTTGCATTTGCGTCCAGATCAATACCATGTTTAGATTTTAATCTATTGTTGAATCTTTGTTGTGCAGACAATTTCTTGTATGCTTCTTTTACTTCTGGCTTTTCATGTACATATCCTTTTTTGTCCATTCTTACATGGTCTTCATACTTCTTTGCCATGTAACCTTTCCCAGTTTTAGGATCGTACATCATGTGTGGTTTAAAATCTTTTTCGTCTACACACTCGGTAGCCAATTTGGCGGCAATAGCCATCTCTCGGCGTTTTTTCTTGGATTTGCCTTTGAATTGTGGGGCGTCACTTTTGTAGAAATCTTTAATGACTTCGCCCATTTCCATATCTTTTATTTTCTCATCAATTTTTATGGAAAGAGTTTTGATCTTCTGTTTTTTCTTCTCTGCTTTTCTTTGCTGTGAAGATTTGCCTATTCGATTTTTTATAACACTACCGTTTCTTCCAATATCTTCTTCACCTATTCCAGACAATGCATATTGGGCATTGTTCAACTGTTCTCCCATACGAGTGAATTTTGTTGGTTTTAGTGATCGCTTCATAACCATCTGATTATTAATCCACTTCTTTGCTTTGTTAGAAGTCGGTGCCGATCTAATCCATGCACCAATCTTTCTGTAAACATCTAATGTCTGCGTTTTATAATCAGCATCAGTTGAATTATCAACAATAAACATATTATGTCTGAAATGCTGTTGGAATTGCCCTATGTTATTCTGTACTGCTCTCCACATAGGAGAAACTTGATCTTTACCTAGCGTTCTTTGTCGTGCCTTATCTCTATCTATAGCAGTATTTAAATCTGTATTCACAAATATCATAGCAGTTTGATAACCCAGTTTTTCTAGTTCTGTTTTCTGGGAAAGTATTTTCTTAACATCTCTACCAGTGCCGTCTATCGTTAAACCTAAACGACCATCAACAAATCCTTGCTTTCTTTTGTTAGTAACAAATTTAGCACGATCTCTGATAGATTGTCCTTTACTGGAAAATATGTTATCTTGAGTTGGCTCTAACCCTGCTAATTCTAATGCTCGTTCAAATGCCTGATCAGAATTGACAAGTTTTAGTCCAAGTGCGGGAAGTGCAGTTTGACCGACAATGAAAGATTTTCCAGAGCCAGGACCGCCAGCCAAAAACACGGCTTTAAATATGCCTGGATCGTAAACTCCTTCGTCTAAAGGAATAAAGTCTTGTAGTGTCTTTTCCATAACACTATTTATAAAACTAGAGGAGCAATTTGGCTAGGTTTTTGACAACCACTTCTGCATATTGTTTTAATTCTTCGTCTTTGATATCGTTTCTAATCGCATCGACATCTTTAAAATCTTGAATTAATTCATCGTACTCGTCTTTATCAAGCATGCCTTCATGGCGCAAATGATTAAGTTCAGCAACTTTGTCTTGATACTTTTCGATTATTTTTAGTTGATCTTCTATTTCGTTCATTTATCTGGACCTCTTACCTGATACTTCAAGGGCGGATTCTGTTACGCTGTTGATATTCTGCCATTTGATACGACAATAAGCATCGGAAGGAGTCTCTCTAGATTCCATTTCTGCTACCAAGTCAAAAATCTGATCATAAATCTTTTGATTATTGCTATTCATTCTATGATCAGAATATTTATCTAAAAAGGCTGCCATTCTGTACGCTTGTTTAATATCTTCTATTGAACATGTAGTTTGTTCTGATATCAAATTCAAACGAACTAATTCACCATACTCCATACTGTCAAACTTATCTGGAAGTTTGTCCATAACTGCACAACCTGCTATTGTAAACATTAACAGCATGGTTGGTCCCCACATGTAAACATAATTTGGGAAATCAAACATCTTACTCATCTTCATAATATTCTCCGTTTAAGCGAGAACTTGTGTTGGCTTCAATTCTTCCAATCGAGTCATCAGTCGTTCTGCTCGGTTCGTAACTTGTCTATACCACAGACTGTCTCTGCCTTCTACCGCCGCTTGTTTCCAATCTTCGGCTTCTAATGCAGTTCTAAAATTTTTAAACTTTGCTAGGCGAGTCCTGCCCATGTTAAACATCATATTAACCAAGACTTGCTGGACTGTATCGGGCATTGTATTAAACCCTTCTCCGTATAGAGCAACACACTCTGAGATTGATGTGTCGAGGTCTTTGTCGAAACACTCTTGGACTCTTTCTTCGCTGATTGGTGTGCCGAGTGGTTTGCCGTGTTCCTCGTCCTCGCCTGTGATGAGGTGACCGACACCAAAGGTGGGATACCCGAGGTGATCTTTGTATATTTCATACTTCACGCCTTCGTCTATTTTGAGTTGTTCGTATACTTCGTTCCGGTAGTTAATAATTGTCATCTACTTATCCTTTTAAAAATGAGGTAAAGGAGTGATGTACTCCCTCTTTGAGTTCCATGCCAGTTTTCACATCATTAAAAAGTTGTTGTGCGCCACTGTAACCAGGTGGTAAACCTTTCTTAAATCCTGCAAAATCATTATTCTTGACAAACAGCCTCATTTTACTAGCACTAATTCCAGTTACTCCTTCAGCATCAGGATCTCTTTCTCCTGCTGATACAACTTTGATAGATTTAAAAGTAAAGTCTTTACCATTATACTTATCTACAATTCTTTGAAATTCTGTTACTCGATCAGAACCTGCGACCATTATAACACTATCAAACTTGCCTGTCAATAGTCCCAACTGTTTAATGAAGTTGGGATTGATTTTATCTGAAGCCTTAAATTTTGTGTTAGGAAACATCTTCTTTAGATGTGCAACTTTCTTTTTTGGTGTCAATGGATTTTTATTCTTATCTTGTGAGTGACTGGCAATTATAAGATGATCAGCCCTATTTCTCTGAGCAATCTGTTTGACTTTCTGAATAAGTTTACCATGTCCACTGGTAGGTGGATTCATTCTTCCAAATGCGAATACGATTGTCTTCATCTATCCCATGCCTTGATTGCTGTAAAGTTATTAAAACTAAATTCCATTCTATCAACTAACTTCACAGCGTTACCAGATACTCTGTCAATAGCAACATATCCTTCAGCATTGGTAACTTTAAATCCATTAGAAGTCCTTACAAAAGTATTTGTTAATTGTTTTACTTTGTTTAACTTTCTAACGATGTCCATTTTTGCAGATACTAATAGATTTTGGAATATTATAACATTAGTTAATAGTCCTGTCAACTTATTTAGTTCACGAATTGATTCTACTTTCTTAGTTTCTATTTTTTGTTTAGTAGCATCAGTCTTCACTTTGTCTTTTTCTTTATCGAACTTCTCTTCTACCCACTTTAAGTATTCTTTCGCATGTTGAGCGGGATTTTTAATCTCGGCACCAACTCTGACTTTTGAATTGTTAAAAGTTTTAATACTAGCACCAACATACTTACCAGTAAAAGAATTTTGAATGTTTAGAAATTTGGTTAATTCTGAAGAATTTATTTTTTGAAATTGTTTTCCTACTTCTGATAACTTAGCAGTTATAGCAGTAGTTTCTGTTTTGGTAAAAGTTGCAATTCCACTAGCATCTCTATATGATGCATCATCCATCCAAATGCTATTTGACTTTCGTAGTGAATTAATGTTTGCACCAAATGATGCTTTCATGCTCTCAAGATTTCTGCCAGAATATGTAGTGTGCCAAACAACACCAATTTTTGCTTGTCGAATTCTTTTTTCTAAAACTGTGCCTTTAGGAATTGCATAAACAATCGTATTCGGCTGAAAAGTTGTATATGTTTCTCCATCTATTCTATCTGTCTCTAAATCTGAATTAGTAAACATCAGATCGCCCTGCAAAACTCCCTTAATACCTAGTTTGCTAAACTCTGATAGTGCTATTTTAAATTTAGATTTAAGAGAACTGGGTAGTCTAGCGTCTCCATCTATTTCTTGTGAAGACTTATATAGTAGAGGACTTTTATTAAAAACTGACTTCTTGGCTACGAAAAATTTGCCGTCAGAAGGATCTGTGCCTGCAAATATTGCTGGTGCACCATCCCATTTAACTGTCATATTAACTGAGGATCTGGAACTACCAGCCATCATATCTCTTAACGATCTTAAAAAGTTTACTGCGCCTCTAGCGCCACCTATCCCGAAATTTATAATCTCGTCTTCAAGATGTTCTAAGTGAAGATTCTTTCCATCGACATCTTCCGTCAAAAAATATGAAAATTTTATCATTCTTCTTTTTCTTTTTTGAGACTGCGAATTTGTGCCCTAAAGTCTTTATTAGACTTCGCAAGTTTCTCAGATTTTTCCTTTTCAAATTTATATCTACCCTTAAACTCTGTCATGTCGGCCTCATATCTTTTCAAATTATCCGAAACAAGTTCATAGGCTCTTTTTACTTTTTTCAATTCAGCAGTAGTATCGCCCAAAGATTTTTGAACCACCTTTAACTGAGCATAAATTTTCCACTTTTCCAAATAATCAATTCTTAACGCTTCTTCAAGAGTCCTGATATATTCAGGTGAAAATTCATCTTTTTCATCATGTTCTTCTGTCATAATATACCTCATTATTTATTAAAACCACTAACCATAGCCAGCATCTATGCATATTTATAAGAAAAGAGGGGACATATGTCCCCTTAGAATACGATACTACGACTATGATCCAACAACTGAACAAACAACAGCGTTATTTACGATGTTGCATTGTATATTGGTTCCGGTAGTTGTATTGGTGGTGGTAGTAGTGATGTTAGTCAAAGGACTTGCTATGAGTGCATTTATTGGTGCCGCCCAATCGTCATTAATACCTAAAATAGTGGTATTATAATTAGTTGACATCGCATTTAACGCATCAAATCCATCCATCGCTACTGTTCCTATCTGGGTAAAGCCAGCGGTTGATACTGCTCCCAACTGTGTAAAACCAGCAGTCGATACATTCTCAATGGCATTAAATCCAGTAGTTGCTACTGAACCTATTTGTGTGAATCCCTCGGTAGCAACATTATCAATCGCATCAAAACCGGCAACTGCTACACCTAGCGTTTGATCACCAGCATTGTTTAATGCTTCAAATCCACCCAGCCCTAACTGCAACATCGCTTCAGTATTTCCTACGCCAGCGTTTGACCACTGTTCTCCTAACCCTACGACCATTTGTTGGTTACCCAACTGTATCGCTTCATTAGATTGGAAACTGGCAAGTTGAACTGCCTTACTGTTATTCGATTGTGTCTTAGTAATGTCTGTTTGCATCCAGCGACCACCGAGAGTTCCCATTGTGGGAACAACGACTTGTGCCCATTTAAGAGCATCGCTTTCTACTAATTGGGGAACTATTGGAGTATCATCTGATAGTGCAATAGCCATAACAGCGGCGCTTGCGGCTCCTGGATCACCCGATTGTGCTAATTGTGCTAAAGCCTTGTATCTGGCTTCTGAGACTAAGGCTTGACTTGCGGCCGCATCTCGAATAGCATCATAATATTGTGTACCACCAGTGGCACACCCTACCATCAAGATAGACACCAGCACCGTGCCCACCTTTAATAGTCTAGACATATCTAAAGTCCTCATCTGCCCATGAATATTAGTAACATACTGTTACATTGACTATTTATAATAGACATTTAATCTTTTGTGAAAGAATCTCGTACCTTTTTCGCAACTTTTCTGTTTGCTACGGACTTAGCATCTTTCTTTCCAAAATCATCTGCAAGAGGACTATTAGGATTATTGTCAGCGATTCTAGAAAGTACTTCATTCATGCCGCCATCTCTTTTCACGCGGTCACCTACACCACCTTTACTAATGTTTGGCGCAGATGGTATTTGTCTAAAGTGGGGATTTTTTTGTAGCATACTTTCTTTGTCGCTAATCTTCATCATAATTTCAAAGATTTCACCTGTATCGGTGTTCTCTATTTCATAAAGTGGCATATTGACCTCATTATACCGTTAGTTGCAGAATTATTTATATAGGCTTATAATAGTTAAGTAACCCAATAACTAATAGAACTGCACTAACAGCATTTAATATTAGTATCGCTCTATCTTGCCACAAATATCCTACATATGTCCATCCTACCATACCTGCAAATCCAAACCACATGTCCCATATTCTAGGATAATCTGCGGCTCGTATCGATAGTGCGATAAGAATTAAGATTGATGAACTCCATTTAATGTACCAACTGAAGTCCTGTTTGGGTGTAGCAGATTTAAAAATTCGTTTTGAATTTTCTATTTCTTTAGGATGAAAATCGTTTTCTTTTTCAGTCATCGATATTTTCCTTTCTTATAATACTGTTGTATCTCACCGCATTATTCAGCAAAGTAAGAAGATCGCCATGTTCCTCAGACAAGAGTGATCGAGTATCTTTTGGAAAACATGCTCCACCAAATCCTCGCTCTTCGGTAACATTCGTATGTGATTTTCCAATACGCTCATCACCACCGATATGATATCTCACTCGCTCAAAATTCAAGTCATTCGCTTGACAATAATCATACAACTGATTAAACCAAGAGACTTTGGTAGCAAGAAAAGAGTTTATCATATACTTAACTGTTATGGCTTCCCGAATATCGGGCATAAGAGAATACATCTTCATCTTGAAGATTGGACATTCTAGCAATATTTTGTGCCAAAAATCGCTGTGTTTACCAGCCAAAATAACATTCTTACAATTTCTCAAATCTCGTTCAGCGGAATCTTGCCTCAAAAATTCTGGAGAAAAAGTAATAGGATTCTCAAACTCAGATTCTAGAGCCTCATATCCTTCCATACTCAAGGTACTTTTTATCAGTACAGGAGTTTCTGAATCGACAATATCTCTAAAGCATGATTGTAAAATAGAGAAATCACATTTGCCTTCTGTATCAGAGGGCGTAGGAAGACAGAGAACAATACCATCAAACTTTCTGTCTGATATACTATTCTCATTTATTTTTGGATCCACTACATAAACCGAATGCCCTTCTTCAAGAGCATTTAAGTAAGTAGATCCAACAAAACCACAACCAGCGAGGGCTAACTCTTGTCTCGGCATTCAGCCTCCTTAAACTCTGACCATTTTATAAAAACCATTTTTGCGTCTTCTCGACTCAAACCCCAATTCTCACGGAGCCATCGAGGTGCACCAAACATATTCATGCGACCAGACTCTCGTAAAGTTTCAAGTATAGGAAAAAATTCCTCAACTGACAACTCTTCTTCGCCCATATTACCTAGGCTAGCAATAACTGTTTCACTCATATTAATTCTCTCTCTTGAGGGTTATAAATTTTCTACGGGTTTTACTAAAAAGCGTAGAAGGTTTGGAATAAAATATTTCTTCGGTAGTGCCAGTCTTTATATAGCCGACATTACGATTCTTATCATCAAAGATGTAAGTGTGATTGGGTATATCTTCATCCCACTTAGTAATCTCTTTGAGATATTTAAATTTGGTGGGGGGCGTTTTCATTCCCCCCTCGGATGTTCGGGCATCAACCCCAGAGACTTTCGCAGGTCTCTCTAGTGACCCAATCATCAAGCGGCCTCTAACATTGAAAATGGAACAGACACTTGAGAAACTCGCTGTGATCGACCGAACAACATACTGACAACGGCTTTCTTGGGGTTCATCTTGACGATGACACCAGCGGTGCGTTTTGTTTTCTGAACAACGACAACCTCTTGACCGACTGAAAAAGTAGCGGTAGCAGAGATCGATTTAATTTGTTGTGCCAAAGCGATTATCTGGGACAACTCTTTCTGACTCATAGTCAGCATCATTTTCTTAACAGTTGGTACACTCATAATATTTACTCTCTCAACTCAATTTATACATCCATTATAGCAGGACTTACACTAATGTCAAGCATTTTTTTAAAAAAGAACTCGTTGGAAATCAATAACTTATAAATTATTTTAATAAATTTCCATCTTTATAGATAAAAAGTAGGTCTGGAAGGTCAATATCGAACCATATTTGTACTGCAAATCGCTCATATTCGTTGTTTATAACAGAATGTCGCTGTTTTGTGTCAAATGCATAGCAACTAGAATAGGGTACAGAATCAGCACCTATGCTTCCATCTGGCTTAACTTGTGCAACTGATAGACACGGAGCATAATGCTCTGGCTCAGGTGAGAGAGGATATACTACAGAAGATTGTCTTTTATATACCACATTGTCGGAGTGTTCTGGAACGATTCCATTAGCAGGTACATGCATCAAAGTGATAGCACTAGGTTTAACTTTAAAAAGACCTCTCACATACTCCCAATGCATTGGCTTAGTATCATGGTAAAACAATATATCTAAATTATGATCAACTCTTTCATCATTGTCATCTTTTGGTCTGTGTCGATAGTGTTCGGCGGCTCTGTCTTTTTTGAAATCGCCCAGAAATGCCTCTTTAATTGCAGACGGCAATTCACTCTCTATCGGAAAAGAAAACATTAGAACCCTCTTCGTTGAAGTTCGTTCCTAAACTTTTGTTTGTGTTTCGGTCTAGTGCTAGTGCTATTTAACATTTCAGTTAATTGCTTAACAGTCAGCGACTTGATATAAAAATGTTGGACTGTTCTTTTATTTTCTTTTTTGTCAAATCTTACAATACTTGGCTTGTACTTAGTTGGCATGTCTTTCCTTATTCATACTAAAAAATCTACTCTATGAGATGTCGTAACTGTATTCAGTCTACCCATCGCATCATAAATTGTAACCACATAAACATCTTGAACAACTCTATGTTGTCCAGGAACACCCGAATCATATACTCTAGATACTACATTCTTATGTGTATAAGAACTTGGTATAGCCGATACTGGTGAAACTCCATCTATCACATGAATATACCGTAAGCAAGGCACCACAATTCTAACATTGCCATGTATAATACCTCATACGATGCAACAAGCCATACTAATAAAGCGCCGTGTAATAATATATTGATGCTTGTCTTATTCATTTTT